TGCGGCACCCAAATCACCGTCATTCTGGTGGAATGTATTGCCTGATGCATTGTAATTTGTCGCCATTGTAGTAAGATATGTGTCAATAATACGTGGCATATACTTGTTTGGCTTACCACCTGCCATGAATTCTATGCGAAATGTAGGTGGATATTCCAATGCACCTGCCCCTCTGGACTTTGGATACATGTATTTGCGGAATGCATTCTCGATAAGGTGGGCAGTTTTTGACTCATCTTTTGATGTAGGCATAAGCTTGAATGCAAATTCGAATGATCTGACATTGACACCTTCGAATGTGGTTGATGTAAATGGGTTAACCACCATACCTGATTTGAGCTCTGCAGCAGTCGCCAATGCACCAACACCAGCACCGCTTCCCTTAAATTTCGAAGTCAACCTTGATACTACATCTTCCATACCAACTGATGAAGTACCACCCATACGTGCTGCCTGTGCGGTTGCTCCAACGATACCAAGTTCTGCACTTCCATAATTCATACCATCATTTGTTGACATACCTACTGGTATGAAGAGATGGATGTCCGTAAATTCACCCATTTCGCCTCTGACCATTGAAAATGATACATGTGGAAATCCATCTTCTGATACCCTGCTTCTGAGGTTCTCTGGGAACGTTAATATTGTGTGTGACATATGCCTTTTTACCTTTATAAATAGTAATACATTTAATAACTATAGATCTATTTATATGGCTTACAAAGGTAAATACACAGTAAAGAACAAAAAGAAATATGCAGGCGATCCTACAAAGGTGACATATCGGTCATTATGGGAGCGCAATGCATTTCGTTGGGCAGAATCTAATCCACAGGTACGTGCATGGAATAGCGAAGAGATCGTGATACCATATAAGTGCCAGACAGATAACAGACTGCATCGTTACTTCGTTGATATGCTCATTGAGATGAGTAATGGCGAGGTGATATTGGTTGAAATCAAGCCCAAGAAACAGACCAAACCTCCGAAGGCAGCTCGCAAGACGAAGAAGCATTTGAATGAGGTCACAACATATATCAAGAATACATCTAAATGGAGTGCTGCACAGCAGTTCGCAAAGCATAAGGGATGGAAGTTTCAAATATGGACTGAAGATACTTTGCGCAATTTAGGCATCAAAGTGTTAAAAGGATAGTATAAATAGTATCATGGCAAGTTTATTCGATACATTACAGGCACAAGCATTCCGCGCAGGGGTTACTCCACGTACTAAGCAGTCACAACAATGGTTTCAACGTAACGTTAAGAAGCTTGGTGATGTAAGTGGTAGAACAGTACTCAAGGATGATGCATTACAGAAGACCTCGAAGCCAAAGATTGGCGATATGGTCATGTATTTCTATGATCCAAAGTATAAGGCAGAGCTACCATATTATGATAGATTCCCTCTCACGATCATGGTTGAACCAGCGCCTGGTGGATTCTATGGATTAAACCTGCATTACTTATCGCCAGGTGTACGTGCAAGATTCCTTGATGAGCTCATGAAACTAGCTCCAAAGACTATGACAGACACTACACGATTGCAAAGAATGAGATATAAGACCTTGAAAGGTGTTAAGAAATATAGAGAGTTTGAACCTTGTTTCAAGCATTATTTAATGAGCCACGTTAAGTCAAAAATTGTAAGAGTCCCTATGACCGAATGGGAGATTGCAATATTCTTACCTACTGAAGAGTTTAAGAAAGTTAAGGCACAATCAGTGTGGAGATACTCGAGGAAATCATACGCATCATGAACAGCATAGATAATCTAAAGTCAACGATTCAAAAGAAAGGCGGTCTTGCAATGCAGAACCGCTTCCAAGTATTCTTTACTCCACCTACAGCAGACAGTCTTAAGTCATTAGTAAATAAAGACCCAAAGGCATTAGTTGGCGACATTGCAAAAAATGCATTGCAGGGTGGTAGTATAAAAAACCTTATACCTGATCCACGTGATATATCAATTCTATGTGAATCATTGCAGCTACCAGGTCGACAGATAACCACAGCAGATTATATTGCTGAGCGACAAACAGTCAAGGTACCATACGGTGTCATCAATGAAGATGTAACCATGTCATTCCTACTCACAAACGATTATTACATGAAGAGATTGTTTGACAGCTGGTTAAGTGGTATTGTTGATGTAGAGAAATATAGAGTAGGATACAAAAAAGATTTTACAACTGATGTAATCATACAGCAGTTGAACCATAAGAACATACCTGTTTACAGTGTTAGACTGGAGAATGCATTTCCAGTTACTGTATCAGCAGTATCTTTGGATAATAATAGTGAAAATACTATCCAAAAAATGAGTGTGACTTTGAGTTACGATAACTATGTGCCAGAGGATATAGTAGATACAGCAATATCTACAGCAACAACCATTGGCGCAGCTTTGGGCATTTAATATAATAGGAGAATATAATGGCATTACCAAAAATAAGTGTGCCTCGGTATGATATAGAATTACCATCTACTGGGAAAGCACTAAAGATGAGACCTTATCTTGTTAAAGAGGAAAAGGTCCTGATGATTGCGTTAGAGTCTAGTGACCCTGCGCAAATTACACAAGCTGTAAGAGATGTGATCAGTGAGTGTTATAACTTAGACAGTCTTGAAGACTTGACAACGTTTGACATTGAGTATCTATTCTTACATCTTAGAGGTAAATCTGTAGGTGAACAAATAGAACTACAGATAAAATGTGAACATTGTGAAGAGCTAAATCCGCTTCAGATCGATGTTAATGATATAAAGGTACAGAATTTAAAGAGTGACAATATAGTAATGGTGACAGACACTGTTGGCCTAAAGATGAGATGGCCTTCAGTCGAAACATTTAGTGCACTGGATATTGATAAGCTAAACACCGTTGAGGGTTTAATGCAGCTAATCATACAGTGTATTGAAAGTATATTTGATGAAGATGCAGTGTATGACGCTAAACAGACGTCAGAAAAAGAGTTGGTTGAGTTTATTGAGAATTTAAACTCAGAACAATTTAAGAAAGTTCAGGCTTTCTTCCAAGATATGCCAGTAATTGAGCATATCGAAGAGATTGTATGTAGTAGTTGTAATGAGAAAAGCAAGGTAGAACTAAGAGGTCTACAAAGTTTTTTTTCATAAGCCTCTCACATGAGAGTTTAATTAATTACTACAAGACCAATTTTGCATTAGTGCAGCATCACAAATATAGTTTAACTGAACTCGAAAATATGTTACCGTGGGAGAGGCAGATATATGTTAGCCTATTACAGCAACATATTGAAGAAGAAAACGAAAAGATTAAACAAAGGAAATCGCGATGACTGAAGAAGTAAAAAGAAATGACCATCCAGCAGATACTAATGGTGATGGTAAGGTAACCGACGAAGAACATGCAATGTATCTTGAATTCAAGCGTAAAGAGCTTGATGACGCTGATGCAATGCGCGATGCTCAACGCAAAATGACATGGTTTGCATTAGGTGGATTATTGTTGTATCCATTTGCTGTTGTTATTGCGTCTGTGGCTGGATTAGATCAGGCACAAGGAACACTAGGAGATATGGCACCAACGTATTTTGTTGCAGTTGCTGGTATCGTAGCTGCGTTCTTTGGAACACAAAATTTTGGTAACAAAAAATAAAGGTAGACACTCATGGCTGACGACACAAATTTTAAACAACTAGTAGAACTGATGGCCGAGAATAATCGGGCCACAGGAGAAATTGAACGTGATGGCAGAAACACGCGTCGTCACCTATTAGAAATGAAAAAAATGCAGTCCTCTGCACTTGAAGTATCTCAAAGTCTATCTACAGTATTTGATAACTTCTTTGAAGCTATGGATGCAAGCGCATTAAGTAACGCTGAAAAAGAAGCCGAAAGAGCGTCTATTTTTGAAGAGATGCGAGATCAATTAAAAGATGGTATCAAGGTTGAAAATACTGGCGGTGGTGGTAATGATGTGTCATCAAAAGATGGTAAAGGTCTAATGAGTAAGCTTGGCGGTATGATGGGCGGTGCTGCAATGGCAGCCGGTGCATTACTTGCAGGTGTCGGTGTTGGTGCAGCTGGATTGACCTATGCAATGGGTAAAATAGAAGAGCTGGATACAACCAAGATTAAAGAAAACGTTGATGATCTATTATCAATGGCCGAATCAGATAGAATGACTGTCGCAAACGTAGCGGGAGTCGCTGCTACAATGACTGCATTGGGTGTTGGTCTTGCTGCATTTTCAGTAGGTGCTGGTGCATCCGCCGCTATCGCCAAATTTACAGAAGGTAGCAATTGGCCTCAAGAAATAAAAGATAACGTTACTACACTATTATCTATTGGAGATATTCCAGGCATGGGCGGAGATGCAGCAGCTGTAACTGCAACATTAACTGGCCTTGGTGTTGGTCTAGCGGCATTTGGTATAGGTAAAGCGGCTGATGGCGTTGGTACTGCAATATCAACCTTTGCATCTGGTGATAATTTTGCCGAGAATATCAAAAAAGAAGTAGAAACATTATTGTCTATCGATACTGCTGGAGTATTTGAGACAGCTGGATTGGTTGCAACTCTTACTGGTTTAGGTGTTGGTTTAGCAGCATTCTCAGTAGGTAAAGGTACCGCTGGTGTTGCAGATGCGGTAACAAAATTCTCGGGTGAAAACTTTGCAGCAGACGTTAAAAGAGAAGTAGAAACACTATTATCAATTGATACTTCTAAAGGAGATCTTGGTGATTTCGTAAAAACTATGGGACTGCTTGGTGCAG